ACAGAACGAGGTTGAACCGGGGCCAACTCTTATCAGCATCCGAGATCGTCCCTCTGCGAAAGGCAACCTCCAGCCATTCTAAAACGGAAAGGACTAACCACCATGAAGAAACTCAACATCAGCTACCACGTCATCGAGTACGGCGTTCTCTGCGAGTGTTCCACGGCGATCAAGGCCACGGATGAGATCGCCACGGAAGCCCTCAATCGTGGGGTGGATGGGGTCATTCTGCTGAGGGACACCCTCAAGCACCTGACCGCCCTCCAGGGGCAACGCTACGATGGAGCCCTCTTCCTGGGGGCGTCCGACGTCGAGGAGGTGGAGGCATGAAGGACAAGAACGGAACCGAGATCAAGACCGGCATGATCGTAGAGATCACCGGGGCCTTCTTCAAGAACGACAACGGCCTGTACTTCGTCAACGCGTCCCCTGGAGATCGCTTCTGGAATGGGAATGAGCATTGTCTCACCCGAATCTCCAAGGCCGGGAAGGTCAGCACCGCCAAGTATCGCATCTGCTTCTGGCCCATCTCCGTTTTCGGAGGAAGTCAGGCCCGCCGGGTGGAGGCCCGCGCCTGGAACAAGGATCACGCGGAGATCGAGGTCAAGCAGATCGGGAACATGGAGGAGGTCATCGCCCACTTCGAGGAGGCCCGCAATCAGGCAAAGGACGCCCTTGACCGAACCGTTCTCAGCTTTGGGGAGGATTCCCCTTTCACCGACAATGACCGGGCCATCCTGGCCGAGTATGAGGAGATCATCTTTGAGATCAGGGGCCGCATGGAAGCGGCGGCCCCGGTCAAGGAATCCGACAGGATCAGGGCGGAGATCGCCGAGCTGGACGCCGAGTATGATCGCCTCTGTGAGGAGAAGGTCTACAAGAACCCGGCTCATACCGTCGATACCCACAAGGCCTTGTGGGATCAGTTCTGGGAGGAGTTCGGCTACCCGATGGTGGAGCGGAAGCGGCTTCTTGAGTGGGATTTGGAGGGAGCCCTTAATCAGGAGCTCCAGGTAGGCGACGGGGTTACATATCACCTCTGGAGCGATGCCCACGCCTATACGATCATCGCCCGGACGGCGAAAACCCTGACGATCCAGCGGGACAAGGCCACCTACGCCCCCGGCTATAAGCCTGAGTACGTCCCCGGCGGCTTCTCCGTGATCTGCACCAACGACACCGATCAGGAGTGGGTCTATGAGCCAGACCCGAAGGGGATAACCCGGAAGTGCTATTGGTCGCAGAAAGAAAAACGCTGGCAGAGCGACGGGTGCATGATAAGCCGGGGCCGCCATGAGAACTACGATCACAACTTCTGAGGAGGTGGGCGACATGATGAAGCGGTTTTGCCCCTACTGTGGGGCCCCACTCTCTGAGCGGTGCGGCTGTGAACGAGAGGCCGCAGAGTATGAGGCCGAATTGATCGAGGAGCTGGAGGAGCGGCAAAGTCACTACGCCTATCAGGAAGACCTGTGCCTCCTCCGCCGATTGGAACGGTAAACCCGCCGGGGCAACGGCGGCAAGCGAAAGGAGATAACTAACCATGGAAAAGAGCTGTGAAATCTGCGCCAAGCGCGACAACTGCAAAAGGCACACCGGGTTCCTGTATGGCTACTGCAACGCCGAATTCGAGGCCTCCCAGGATCGAGTGACAAAGAAGGTCTACGATCTGACCGCCGCCCAACACCTGGGGCTGGCCGTGAAGGTCAAGGAAGACCCGGAGTGGTGCCGTGAGCACCTGGGGGAGTATGCCCCCATGGTTCAGAAGGCCCTTGAGAAGGTGCTCAATATGCGGCAAGCGGAGCGGCTGGAGGTCTGGAAGTATTACTTCAAGACCCGCACCTGGCCCACGATCCGGAACCGCCACGAGCTCCGGGTGGCCTTCGAGATCGTGAAGATCGCGGAGGAGGCTGATGACATCTCCAACGTGAAGCTGATCTCCGTCAAGCGGGCAATTCGGAACTTCTGCCGCCGCCCGACTGAGCCCTTCGCGATCTGGAACGGCGGGGATTCCGTAACCACCGTTGAGAAACTGCCCATCCCGGACGACTGGAGCGAGGAGGAGGCTACCGAGTGGTTCAAGGCTAACCGCTACTGTGAGGCCACGCCGAGCCCCTTCGATTGCACCGGCCAGATCTTCACCATCGGCTTTAAGCTCTTTCGGCGGCGGGGCTCCTGGTGGGCCTACCACGGAACGGCGATGGATGTTTGAGGGGGGTGGGGACATGAAATGCCGACACTGCGGGGCTGAGATTATCCGCATCGGGACAATGGGCGGGATTGCCGCCTGTGACGCCGCCCCGATTACCTACTGGCCTCCGCGAGGAGATGACGGGGACAGAGAGCTCATCACCCCAAATGGGATCAGGTTCTACGGGAGAGTGATTCCAGGCGACATCCAGGATGCCGTAGGGATCGCCCATGCCCCCCACACTTGCCGCCAGCTCCTCCTTGTCCACCTGGGGCGGGATAGCTGGGACAGGCCGGTTTACCGATGCCTCACCAACGGACGGCTCTATGTGGACACCGATCCGAGGAAGGGCCGGGAGCCGCATATCTGCACCAAATGCTGGGATGACTTTGAAGGCGAGCCCTGCGATCCCGTGGATGCCGACTTCACCTTCGTCTTCGTCCCCCAAAGGGACACCTGGTAACAGTATAACAAACCGACGCCCAAAAAACAAGCCGTATTTATAAGGAATCGGGAAGGAGGAACCAACGTGAGAACGCGAAACAACATCAAGCCTAAGACTGACTTCGGAATCGAGGTGCGCGTCTTCACCGCCCAGATGGGCATGACGATCAAGGAACTGGCAGATGCCGCGGGCGTTAAGTACGCCACCCTGATTGAGGCCGGGACGGGCCGATGTGCTGGGCATGAGGTCATTCCCATCGTCCGGCAGTATATGGATTCGTGCCGACAGAAGGAGGGAGCCTGAGCCATGGCGAGCCAAGTCAAGACTGCCCGCGATATGTTCTATTTCGTGGATGACGTTATGAGAATCCTGGGCTATGAGAAGTCGAAGGCCTATAAGATCATGGCCCAGCTCAACGCCGAGCTGGAGGAGAACGGGATCTTCACCTGTCAGGGGCGGGTGAGCCGAAAGTATTTCGATCAACGGTTCGGCCTGGAGAGCACCCCGCCCCTCCCGAAGAAGGCCCGGACGGCGTAGGGAGGAGAGGCTATGAAGACTGAGTATATGACCTTTGATGTGGTGGCCGCCCTCAAGAAGCGCCGGAGGCGGCGGGCCTGGAGGCTCTATGCCCGCCTGTCTCTGCTGGCCCTGGCCGCTATGATGACCGCCCGCCTGGTGCTGTTGGCCGTGGATGTGGCCCAGTTCCAGGTAGATACCGCCGGGATCGTCAGCATCCCCACCTGTGCCGCTATCCTGTTCTGGACGGGCTGGAAGGCAAGGGGATGGACGCTTCCCGTCGAGAAAGGAGGAGAAGACCGTGAGTAGAGGAACCTACTTCCGCAAGTGCCCGATCTGTGGGTGTGCCCTTGACCCCGGCGAGCGTTGCGACTGCCAAGATCGTGAGGAGGCGGTCAAGGCTGCCGCTGAGAAGGAGTCTGTGCGTGAGAGGCTGGCCGCTGTTGCCGTTGCCTCCTGAGCTGAAAGGAGATAACTAACCATGACCTACTACACAATCAACGAGAGCATGGCCCGCAGGGCCAAGGAGATGATGAGCTATTCCGACTACAAGGAGGGGAGTGCCACCGCTGACTACCGGGCCCAGGTTGACCGGGCCGTGGAGATCGCCGAGCGGCAGAAGCGCCGGGTTGATCCCATGTACCATGAGAAGATCGACCACCTCCTTGACCTCTACGCCCGCAAGCTGGCGGAGAACCTGAACAAGCACTATGAGATTATGACCCGGTGCCCGTCAGTGCTGGTCGCTGGCCCCTCCAACTTCCCGATACGGAAGAAGGAGAAGCAGAACGCCGCCGACGACAAGAACCACCGGGAGTATCAGGAAATCCATGGAATCCTTGAGAAGATCAGGGGCGTTGGCCTGGGCGGTATCAGCGGGGACGATCCTGACGCCCTGGAGAAGCTGAGGCGGAAGCTCACCTCCCTGGAGAAGGCCCAGGAGCGCATGAAGGCCGCCAACGCCGCGATCCGCATGAAGGACACCCAGGCGGGGGACGCCAAGCTGAAAGAGCTGGGCTACTCGCCGGAGGACATCAAGGCCCTCCGGGAGCCGGACTTCATGGGCCGTGTTGGCTATCCGGCCTTCGCGCTTTCCAACAACAACGCCAACATCCACCGCATCCGGGAGCGGATCGCCGCCCTCAAGAAGCAGAAGGAGAAGGGGGACGCCGGGGGCTGGGAGTTCGACGGCGGAAGGGTGGAGGTCAACACCACCGAGAACCGCCTCCAGATCTTCTTCGATGAGAAGCCGGACGCTGACCTTCGGGCCGAGCTCAAGGGCGAGGGCTTCCGCTGGGCACCTTCTCAGGGTGCATGGCAACGGCAACTGACCGACAACGCCTTCCGGGCCGCCCGCCGGATCAAGGCGATTGCCCCGGCGGCGTAGCCCCCCGCCATGATCCCATTGTACCAGAAAGGGGAGAAGACTGAATGCCTACTGCGGCAATAAAAGAGCCCCCCGCATATCTGCGGGAGGCAAGAGTAGAGGCCGGATTTGTCAGCAGGGGAACGGCGGCGACCCGTGTTCCGTTCTCGCCGGAAACCATTGGGCGGCATGAGCGCGGGGACATCGAGCTCACCCCGGACGACATCGTGACCTATGCTGAGTGCTACAACGCCCCGGACATCCTTCCCCGGTATTGTGCCGGGTGCCCGGTGGGGAAGAAGATGGGGAAGACGGTGACAGATCGGGAGCTTCCCCACGCCACCCTCCGCATCCGGCGGCTCATCGCCGAGGGGCAGGGGGTAGCGAACCGCCTTGAGGAGATCGCCTTTGACGGGGTGATCGACGCCTCAGAGAGGGCGGAGTTTGAAAAGGCCCTGGCCTTCCTCCGCAAGCTGGAGGAGGGAATCAATGACATCATGCTCATAGGCCTGGAAAGTGGAAGGGCCGCCCCCGGAGCAACGGGGACGACCCAACGGAAATAACTAACCGAGATCATAATACCACTTCTCCGGGCCCCTGTCAAGCCGAAAGGAGAAAGATTATGGAATGCCATGACATTATCCAGCTCAACAAATACCCCCGCGAGAAGTTCAACGTCCTGGTGCCGGTGACGACCATGCAAGCGGCCTCCAACCTCCAGAGAATCGTCGTTTCCGAGGTTCAGCTCGACACCAGACAGAACACGGAAAATAGCGGCCCCAGCAAGGACATCTACTTCGAGAAGTCCTGTAAGGCCTGGGCGATCACGAAGGTGGGCGGCATGAAGCTGGCCGCCGCCGCGAATATCAGCATCGTGGACACTACCCCCGGACGGACTGAGGGCTGTCAGCGGTGTATTGAGATGGCCCGCGCCACCGGCAAGCCCAGGGTGTGTGGCAACTGCGAGCACGTCCACGATGTCGCTGTCACCGTCACGATCCGGGTTCCTGAGCCCTCCGGCGGGTTCCGTCTGATGAAGGCTACGAAGGAGATCGACTGCACCGTGGAGGCCGCCACCATGAAGGACGGGATGCAGGGTCAGCAGTACAGGCGCTTTCTCCCCCACAGAACCGCTATGGCGGAGAGTAAGGCCTTCATGCGGGCGATCCGGGCGGCCCTGGGCCTGGCGGGCACATACCAGATGGAAGACCTCAAGAAGCCCTTTGTGGTGGCCCGGATCGTGCCCAACCTGGACGCCCCGGAGATCAAGCAAGCGGTGGCCGGGAGCTATCTCCAGAGTATGGGTATGCTCTTTGAGACGCCCGCCGCTCCTGGCGTGGCCCTCCTGCCCGCTCAGGAGACACAGGAAATCCCGGAATACCCTGATGAGCCGGGAGGCGGTCAGGGCTGGCCCGATCCCCCGGAGGAGCCGGAAGAGCTGTTGCCCTGGGAAAACTCCCCCGGCGGGGATTGGCCCCCGGAGGAGGAAGAACCCCACGGTATCTACTGTTCCCGGTGCGGGAAAGAGATTGCGAGGACGAAGGATCAGAAATCCGGGCGGGTGTGGAACCCTGAGGACATCGCCGGATATAGCCAGAGGCAGTTCGGAGATGTCCTGTGCCTGAGATGCCAAGATCAGGCGAGGAAGGAGGGGCGGAGATGATTAGAGTTCTGCATACCGGCGACATCCACCTGGGCGATCTGGCGGGCCCCACCAGAGACGGTGACAACCTCCGCCGCCAAGACACGCTCAGGTGCATGGACTACATCGTTTGGAAGGCGAGGGAGCAGGGCCCTCATCTCTCCATCGTCGCGGGCGATCTCTTCAACCGTTCCCGCGTGTGGGCCGACACGGCCCTGGAGGATGTCAATGACGCTCTGGATCGGCTTATCCGCCCGCTGTGTGAGTACAGCGACCAGGTAGTTCTTTTGTTTGGCACCATGAACCACGACAACCCCAGGGCCTTTGAGGTCATCAGGAAGGCCACCGAAGGCCTCCCCAACCTCCACATCTTCACGATGCCCGGAGTGGAGGAGGTCACGACCTCGGCGGGGAAGGTGTGCATCCTCGCTGTCCCAGGCTTTGACAAGGCCCGCCTCCGCCTGTTCTGCCCCGGCGCCGACAAGGAGGCGGAGAACCGCAACGCAACGGCCCTCATCAATGACACCATCATGGGCCTTGCGACCCAGCTTAACCCCAACCTCCCGGCGGTGATGGTGGCCCACTACACTGTCAGCGGGAGCGAGGCTGACAACGGGAGCACGTTCCTGGCCGGTCAGGATGTGGTGATCCTCCCCTCTGTCATTGACGCCGCGCGGGTAGACCTGGCCTGTTTCGGCCATATCCACAAGCCCCAGAAGTTGGTGAGCACCACCCCCGCCTATTATTGCGGGAGCCCGAACCAGCTCACCTTCAACGATGAGGGGGTGGAACACGGCTTCTGGTTACATGAAATCGACCCGGAGAACCGGGGGAACGTCGTCAGCACCTTTGAGCCCGCCCCGGAGAGGGCGCACTTCACGATCCGTATGAAGGAGGCCGAGGTGGCCGACTTCATCACCGCCGGGGAGTACACGCCCCCCGCCGGAGCACATGAGGCCATTGTCCGGGTGCGGTACAGTTGCACCGCCGAACAGGACAAGGCTTTCAACCGGGCAGAGCTCCAGAAGCAGATCATGGCCGCTGGGGCCTTTTGGGTGGCTGAGATCACCCCGGAGGACATCGAGACCCTGGAAGCGAAGGATCAGCTCACCGAGCACGACGGGCCGGCGGAGTGCCTGAGCCGCTGGCTGGAGGCGAATGACATCACCGGGGATCGCGCCGCCCGCCTCATGGAGCTGGCCGCCCCCATCATCAAGAAGGCCGATGATGGGCGGGACGACGGGAAACACGCCGGGGCCTTTATCCCCCGGAGCGTCGAGGTCAAGAATTATCGGAGCTATACCGATGCCGCCTTTGACTTCGAGCCGGTACACATGGCGATGGTGAACGGTCAGAACGGCGTCGGAAAATCCTCCCTGTTCATGGACGCCATAGCCGACTGTCTCTTCGAGCAGACCCGCAAGGAGGACGTGGGCGGCTGGGTTCGCGATGGCACCAAGAGCGGAGCGATCACCTTCGCCTTCAGCCTGGGCGGCCAGGAGTACAGGGTGATCCGCACCCGCACCAAGTCGGGCCGGGGCACCCTGGCCCTCCAGCGGTTCAACACAGAGACCGAGGCCTGGGAAGATGAGAGCGACACCACCATGAAGTTGACCCAGGAGCGGATTATCCGCCTCCTGGGTATGGACTGCAACACATTCTGTTCCATCGCCCTGATCCGCCAGGACGCCTACGGCCTGTTCCTGGATGCAGACAGTGACCGGCGGATGGAGGTTCTGAGCGCACTTCTGGGGCTGGAAATCTACACCCGCATGGAGGAGGGGGCACGCGCCGCCGCCACCGAGAAGCGCCGGGAGATCGCCGCCCTCCAGACCAAGATCGGGATGCTGGCGGATCAGATTGACCAGAAAGACCAGCTCCGGGCGAGGGATGCTGAACTGGCAGCCCAGGCTGAGGAGCTGGATCGTGAGGTGAACGAGCTGGAGGAGGCCCAGAGAGCCGCCGATGCCGCCGCCGCCCTCCGCGAAGAGATCGTGAAACAGGCGGAGGAGAAGAAGGCCAAGGCCATTGAGTACGCCGAATCGCGGGACGCCAAAGCCGCCGAGCTGGGGAAAATCAAGATGCGGCGTGATGCCGCTCTGGCTGGAACCAGAGGCATTGAGGAGGCCCAGAAGGCCGCCGATGACCTGGAGGCGACCCGTCGCCGCCTGGATGAGCTGGCCCCCCAGCGTGACAGGGATAAAGAGCTGTCAAATGCTATTCAGAACTGCGCCGCTCAGGCGGGGAAGGCGCAGGGAGAGATCAACCGCCTTGAAAGTAGCCGGATGCAGTATGAGGAGATCATGGCACGGAGTGATGAGATCGACGCGGCCATATCTGCCCTTGCGACCATCGGCCCCAGGGTGGAAGAGGCCAAAGCGAAGTCCGAACAGCTCAAAGCGGCCTCCGAGGCCCGCCGGAAGGCGAAGGCCGATCTCGATACCTTCCTTTCGGACAGCCGCCTCCATATCAGCAACTTGAAGAACCGCCTCATCATTCTCAAGGGAGAGGCGGAGAAGCTGGAGAACAGCGGTTGCCCGATCCCGGATGGGGCTTCCTGTAAGTTCCTGGCTTCCGCCACTAAGGCCAAGCGAGACATTCCGGCCCTGGAGGAAGAGATTAAGAAAGCCGAGGCCTACGGTGTGGAGGAGGGCGGGCGTCTGACCCGCATCTTCGAGGAGGCAAAGGCCGCCGAGGAGGCCATAGGTGATCCTATGGCTATCCTCATGGACATCGAGGCGGAGCGGAAGCGCCTCCAGGCCGTCGCCGATTTGGCCCCCCAGCTCTCCGCCGCCGAAGCAAAGCTGGAGGAGATCGCCCGCAACATCGACCTTGAGCGGGAGAACATCGCGGGGGCTGAGGCTCATATGAAAGAGCTCCAGGAGGAGCAGAAGGCCCTTTCCCCCGCCCTGGAGGAGTATGAGCGCCTGTATGACGCGATCCCCCGGCTCAAGGAGCTGGCGGATATGCTGGGCCCCTGCCAGACGAACCAGGCAACAGCGGAGGCCCTGGCCCCCCAGATCGAGAGCCTTCAAAGGGAGGTCGCTGACCTGGAAGAGAAGTGGGCCAAGGCCCAAGGAGAGGCCATAGAGGCCGCTGACCGCATCCCCGATCCGCCCAGTGGCTTCCTTCGCCTGGATGCTTCAATCAGGATGAAGAGGAACACCCTGACGGAGATTGCGTCGGAGCGCGGCGCGATCTCCTCCAAGCTGGAGACCATCACCGAGGCCGAGGAAAATAGCGCGGCCCTCCGCCGGGAGGCTGAGGGTGCGGCGATCACCCTGAACGACTACGCCACCCTCGCCCAGGCCTTCGGGATCGACGGGATTCAGTACATGATTATCCGAGGCGTCGTACCTGAGATCATGCGGCAGAGCAACGACATTCTGGCCGCTATGACCGGGGGCCGGATGGCGGTTGACATCCGCACCGAGAGGGAGCAGAAGAGCACGAAGCAGATCGTGAACAGCCTGGAGGTCTGGATCAATACCCTGGCCGGCGGGACGCGGCCCTACCAGTCCCACAGCGGCGGCGAGAAGGTCAAGATCGCCCTGGCCGTCACCCTGGGACTGGCGGACGTGAAGGCTCGGAGGGCCGGGGTACAGCTCGGTATGCTGTTCATTGATGAGCCGCCCTTCCTGGACGGCGACGGTACAGAGGCCTACGCTGACGCCCTGGTGAGCATGGCGACCAGAAACCCGGATATGCGGATTTTGGCGATCAGCCACGACCCCACTATGAAGGCGCGGTTCAGCCAGAACATCATCGTTTCTGCTGGCGAGGACGGAAGCACGGTGGCGATGGAGTAATTTCGGGGCACCGGCCCCTAAACGCTTGAGGAAAGGAGGGGCCGCCGGTTGAAGTACCTATCGGAAATAAACGCCTTCGAGCGCCGGATGAGGCGGGCCCCTCTTTCCGTCAACGCACAACTGCTGTGGTATAAGCTCATGCAGTTTGACAACCGCCTGAATTGGGAACCCCAGTTCCAGATCGACAATAACCGCCTGTGTTACTTATTTGGGACGAAAATATCCAAATCAGTGATGACAGCGGCCCGCGCCGAGCTCATAGAGGACGGCCTTTTGATATTTACCCCGGGCGTGAGGGGGAAGCCCAGCACCTACCGGCTGGTATCTGTGGAGGGCCTGGAGGCCCCGGAGCTCGCCCCCGATCTGGAACCCGGTGACTTCCTGGGGGAGGTCAGGGAAGACCCTACGACCTATTTCGGCTATACCGAGGCATTGAGCCTGGAGGCCCAGGAGATTACGGAAAAGCTATGGGCGGAGTTCCTGCCAAGTGAGAAGCCGACCCCAGGGGACGTGAGGGACGTGTTCTTCTGCCTCATGCACCAGGAGAGGAAGGAAGACGGAACCTTCGAGATGACCTTCCCGGAGGATCGGAAGGGGCTTCTCGCCTACGCCTTCGACCAGGCGAGGCAGAGGGGGGCCGTGAACTGGAAGTATGTCTCTGCGGTATTGCGACGGCTGGGACAGCGGGGGATCAATACCGTTGAGGAAGCCAGAGACTATGAAGATACAAGGAGGACGCCATGAAAGATAAGATTATGACGCTGATCTGTTCGGTGCTGTGCCTGATGATTTTTGCGAGCGCCTGTACCGGGGACGTTTGGACGACGGCGCGGGAGGCCGCCGCCCCGGCGGTGATGCCCCTGGTGCGGGAAGACCCTGAGCTGGAGCCCGCCCCGCCCCCGGCGGTATCGCCTACGCCCTCCCCGGCGCCGACGCCCGACCCTGAGCCGCCCCACCCCTTCACCGAAGAGGAAGTGGTGATGCTGGCGAAGGTCATCGGGGCAGAGGCCTACATAGTTCCCAGCAAGGCCAGACAAGCCGCTGTGGGCTGGTGCGCCCTCAACCGCCTGGATGATGGGAGGTTTGGGGACACCCTGGCCGAGGTGCTGACTACGCCGTATCAGTTCGCCTACCGGGAGAACGCGGAGGTCTACCCGGAGATGCTGGATTTGGCTGAGGATATTCTCTGCCTCTGGGCCGCCGAGAAGAACGGCGACCTTGTGATGGGCCGGACGCTCCCCTCTGACTATCTCTACTTCGAGGGGGACGGGAAGGAAAACCATTTTCGCAAGACCCAGAACGCCGCCCAGGAATGGGACTGGAGCCTCCCAGATCCCTATGAGGAGGGTTGACATGGAGAGGCTAACAATGAGAGGTGTCAACGGCATTTGGTGTGCCGAAGGTTCTGTTGGGCGGGACGATGACGGCAGGGTCTATACCGAGGCGATTGACCGCCTTGCCGCCTATGAGGATACCGGGCTGACACCAGAGGAGTTTGATGCGTTGTGCCGGGAGATGTCAAACATCCGCCTTATGGTGGGGGCCAAAACGTATGGTGAGCTCGCCAAAATGGTAAAGGACAGGCGGCTGGTGGTGCTGCCCTGCAAGGTGGGGGACCCGGTATATGTCACATACGGCGAGGGGTACAGACTGCACATTGTTGACAGGATATATATCACCGGGAATCAAGAAGTACAAGTCCGAATGAGGAATCCATGCACCATGTCAGAAACACTCAGGCTGAACGCTTCAAAATTTGGGAAGACCGTCTTTCTGACCGAAGAGGAGGCCGAGAAGGCTTTGATGGAGGGCAGGGCATGAAGAAGGGAACCTATGTGGCCTACCGGGCCCCGGACGGATCGATCCTCCTTGATTGGGAGGGGAACCTCTGGAAATACGGATACCCCGCCTACCCAAAACATCGTTGTGTGGAGATTGAGCGTGGGCAGTGTGAGGGAGGGCCGAACCTTCCGAGGTTCTACGCCGAGCTGAGAAAAAAACATGGGGAGGGGCCTGAATATGCCGAGCAAAAGCCCTTGTGAAGAGTGCAAGCGGAAGCCGAACTGCCCGAAGATTTGCTACCCCCGGAAGGATTGGGAGAGAGGGCAAGAGCGGAGAAAGAGGCCCGGAAGGAAAGGGAGATAGCTAACCATGAACGTACACAAAACAAAGATCGAGTGGGCGACCCACACCTGGAACCCGGTCACGGGTTGCTTCCACGGTTGCCCCTACTGCTACGCAAGAAGTATCACCCGCCGCTTTGAGCCCCACGCGGTAGAGCGCCCCATGAACCCTGACGCGATCACTGGAGAAAAGGATTTTCCCGGCCTTGCTATCGTGAAGGAGCCGGTGCGCCTGATGGATGAGAGGGGCGTATATTCCAGAAGTACGCCCTACCCGTGTGGCTTCCGGCCTACCTTCAACGACTACACCCTGGACTACCCGGAGAAGCGGCTCATTCCTTCCCGGATCTTTGTTTCCAGCATGGGAGACCTGTTCGGAGAGTGGATACCGACGGAGTGGATCATGGCGGTTTTCGAGGCCTGCAAGAAGGCACCAAGGCACACCTACTTATTCCTCACGAAGACCCCTGTGAGGTATTGCATTCTGGATGAAATTACCGGCGCGCTTCCCATTGAAAACAATTATTGGTACGGGGCCACAGCCACCGACGCAGATCAAATGAGCGATGCGTGTGAAGCCTTTTGGGCCCTGAGCGGGGAGGCAAAGACCTTCCTGAGCATAGAGCCCCTGATGTGTGACATCACAAAGACCCCTGCCTGGAATCGTTATATGTTCCCCGCTGTCTCGATGGATCGGCTTTGCGTTGATTGGATCATCATTGGGGCCATGACGGGGCCGGGGGCCAGTAAGAACCGCCCGCGGCGTGAGTGGGTAGAGAATATTGTCTTCGATGCCCACACGCTCCACATCCCCGTGTTTATGAAAGATAGCCTCGCCCCGGTGTGGGGAAAAGACCTGATCCGGGAGTTCCCGGCGGATATGCCCAAGGCAGAGAACGGGAAGAAGCTGGTGCCCAGGTGCCGAGAGTGCGAGCACGTCGGCGCCGTCCAGCAAGGGAAGCGCGGGACATCCTACACCTGTGAAAAACTGGGGAAGCATATTCCGGGAACTCAGTCAAATCGTTCCCCGCTGTGGTGCCCCAAGAGGGAGGGAGTACAATGAAGCACATTGTCTGTTTCAGTGGAGGTCACTCCTCGGCTCTGGCCGCTATTGAAACCGTCCGAAAGTATGGGAAGTCTGACGTTATTCTGCTCAACCATGATATATCCCCCCATGTTGAGCATGAAGATATTAAACGCTTCAAACGAGAAGTGGCCGACTACCTGGAACTTCCTATCACCCCTGCAAATATGCCAGGGTGGGAGACAACGCCGCCGTTGGCCGTAGCAGTTGCGAACAAAGCGTTTAAGGCGTTCAACCATCCGGCATTCTGTACCTCCAGGCTCAAAACTGAACCGTTCTACAAATGGCTTAATGAGCACGGAACGAAGGGCGATGAGGTGATTTATGGCTTTGATGCAGAGGAGACAAACCGTGTGGCCCGCCGGGCGGCTGTGATGGCTGATATGGGCTACAAGGCCGTGTTTCCGCTGGCTGACTGGCCGCGCACCATATGCGCCACAGAGGAGGTCGGAATCCAGCGGCCCACCACCTACCAGATCTTCAAACACGCGAACTGTATCGGATGTCTCAAGGCTGGTCGTCAACATTGGTATTGCGTGTTTTGCCTCCGCCCAGATATTTGGGAGGAGGCAAAGGAAGCAGAGGAGATCATCGGTTACAGCATAATCAAAGGGGCATTTTTGAAGGAACTGGAGCCGAAATTCCAAGAAATGCGAGATGTCCTAAAGATTGTTCCAACTGACAAAACCAGCAGCGCCAGGTTTTGGGCCGATGTAAAGAAGGCGCTTCCCCAAGAAGATACCGCTATGTGTGATTGTACCGAGGAGGAAGAATCTTTATGAGAGGCCAGAAACACCCGAAGATCATCGAGAGGCCGGGAACCTGTGGGAAGTGCGTCCACTTCATCCGGGGCCACAACGGCGAAGCACCCACGGCTACCGGGCGGTGTGCCGTGAAGCCTGATACCTGGTGGAGATCCCAGACCAACCGGGCCTGTAAGACCTACTACCATGAGAGGAGCGCAAGCGATGGAACGCCTGAAAATTGACTGCGCCAGAGAGGTTGACCGCGACACCCTCGTTGTGATCCTGGCCCGGAACGGCTACACCGTCCGGCATGGGAAGGAGAAGCGGGGCAAGGGGAATGCCTATACACACTTTGTCGAGTGCTGGAAGGAGGGGAGAATATGAAGAAACCAAGCTGTCGGAGGACGGGCCCGGAGCGGGAACAGCATGAGCGGGCGATCCGCGTCCGCAAGATGACCGACGCCCAGCTCTGCGAGTATCTGGACAACCTGGCCGCCGGGAATCGGCCCAGAGGCCCACCAGGGAAGAGACCATCGCCGAGTTCCTGGCGGAGCTGGGCGTCCGGGGGGATGACGGACTCCGCATGAGCGACGCCACCATCCGCAAGGTCAGGGAGATCGCCGTGAGCCGCGGATATATGAGCGGAGAGGGGGTGGTGGAGGAGTGATTGAAGCCTATGAAAAGAAGAAAGTGCCGGAAGACTGTTCTACTTGCCTGTATGGGCGTTCTTACGGGTGTGCTCACGCTGACCGTCAAAAGGACTGGCCGCTTTATAGGATGGGCCGCATCTGCCCCTCTTTCTGGCTCGATCAAAACAGATTCCAGCGTGTGTAAGCTGGAGAGGGAAGAGGCGGCGGGCCTCCTGGTTCACCTCCCCGTCCCCCTGGGCTCTACCGTGTGGCGGGTAAGTGAGAACCCGGCCTGTCATATCGGCGTGAGGGAGGCAGAGACCTTCCTCTTCGGGCGGATCGTAACCCCCCGGTGGATCTGCGAGCCCGTCCCCTTCACCATGGCCCTGCTGGAGGCCTGGGGGATCACCGTGTTCCAGACTGAGGAAGAGGGAAAGGAGAAGATCAGGCATGATGCCGAGCGAGCAAGCCGCCCGGAGGCGATACCAGGGCAAGGTCAACAAGGCCCAGGGTGCCTTCTTTGAGAAGCTGATCGAGGCCGGATGTGACTACTACCGCATCCGGGAGATCGCCGACATCGAGAAGACGCCGGAGCCTATGCAACCGATCAAAGACCTGGGAGGCGGGAAGTTCATCGCCCACTATACCAAGTGCGCCCAGGCCGACTTCAAGGGCTTCCTCCAGGGTGGGCGGGCCGTCAACTTCGAGGCCAAGTACACCGACACCGGGAGGATGAGCCAAGATCGGGTAACAGAGGAACAGGCCGAGCGCCTGGAGCGAGCCTATCAGTATGGAGTCTGGGCCTTTGTCCTCTGTTCCTTCGCCTCTGTGGGATTCTACCGCATCCCCTGGGGCATCTGGCGCGATCTCAAGGGCCACTTCGGCCACAAGTACATAACCCCCCAGGAGGCGGCCCCCTATGAAGTCCGCATAGGCGGTTCCGGGGTTCTGCTGTTCCTGGATCATCTGAAAGGAGAAACTGAAAATGGAAAAGTCTGAAATCATCGCCGGTCTGCTGGACATGGGGCGGAAGGCCCGCAAGGACTACCTGGAGAACAACAACGAGGAGGCCCGCAAGGTCAATGAGATCGTCACGGGGGCCGCCTCTCTGATCGGAAAGGGCGAGGCCTCGGCCCCGATCCCCGTCCCTGAGTGCCTGGAGGTGGACGATGAAACCCTCCTTTTCTCCCTGCGGGAGATGATCGAGAAGAAGAGACGGGTGAAACTCGATGATCCGTTTGCCCGCGCTATGCTCAAGGCTATGGTGGGCCCCCTGGCCTTCGCCCTCCCGAAGGCGGAACGGGAGAACAGGGAAGAGGCCGCCACCCTGACCGTCGCTTACAACCGCCTTCTGGCCCTCCTCTCCAAGGAGAAGAAGGCCGAGCCTATGGCGGAGGTTTCCAAATGAGCGCCCGCCGGGAGAAGCGCATCCGCAAGCTGGAGCGCCGGGTGGAGGCGCTGGAGCGGATAGCCTCGCCGATGTACTTCGGAACCGTGGCGGCCCCCGGAGCCCTGGATGCTTACTGGAGCCGGAAGCCATACTCGGCGGACGGCGACTTCGTTCCGCCGTTGACGGGCCACCCTAAGATGGGCCCGTTCAAGCGGCTTGGAAAAGTGGTAGATAGGGTTTTAAGGGTACTATTTTCACCCTCAATGTTCAAATAAAAAAAGGCCGCCTCCCGCAAAAGGAAGACAGCCCCGTGGCAAGGACTATTATACCATACGGGGGGCGACAAATCAATGGGTAAATTCACATCTGAGGTCGAAAATATCATTTTCCGCGCCGTCCAGGCCGGGAAGATGTCGGGGGAGAGGACAGCGAAGGACGCCTTCAAGGCTACCGAGCGCCGCCTCTATGCTCTCCCTGTCCTCATGTCCAAGCTGGATGAGGACAGGGAGAGGCTGGAGGAGATCAGGAAGTACGGGCCGAGGTCGCGGGATAAGAGCATCACCCGCTTCCAGAAGTCTGGCGTCCGACTGACCCCGGAGGAGATCTTCGAGGCCGTGGTGATGGACATGGAGGCCACCATCGCGGCGGATGAGTATGAGGTCGAGGTTATGAACCGAGCCTTGGACACGATCTCAGATGATGAATATTACCAGACCGTCACCGGGAGGTATATTACCAACCTCACAGATGAGGAGGTGGCGGCCATGATCCCGTGTGATACTTCCACCGTCTGGAGGAACAGGAAACGCCTGGTGCAGAAGCTCTCCGTGTGGCTTTACGGAGCTGAGGCGATCAAATAGGCCGTGCAATTTACCGGTGCAAAAAACGTGCAATAGACTTGTGCAATTTATCTGTGTTATACTCTTCCATACTGAGAGAGTGTAGATAGCGGGTCGCCACGGTTTTGCTGTCGGGGCACGGTTGCCTTCGATTGATATTTGTTTGAAATATCGAAAGAATTTTCGCAAAACCTGTGACAACGACCCAGAAAAGTGGTATAATATCTTCGGGGAATAACTAACCAAAGGAGATACCTACCATGGAAAAGATTTGTCTGCTCGATCTCAACTATACCCTCGTTAAAAACCAGATGGACACCCGGCACCTCCGGCCCTTTACCCGGCGCATGGAGGCGGAGGAATACCGCCTTGACCTGATCGAGGCGATCCGCAAGGATCGGGTCATCATCATCACCGCCCGTCCGGCCTACCAAATGCGGCAGACGATGGAGAACATCAAGAAGAAGACCGGCTGGGCCCCGGCAGAGGCCTACTTCAATGACCTGGACGCCGATCCCCCCACCTTCAAGGAGAGTGCCCTCATGCGGTTCGTGTTCCCCCGAAACGGATCGGACGGGGCCCAGTTCTACGCGGTGGAGAGCAATCCCAAGACGCGGGCCATGTACGCCCGGTACGGGATCGCCGCCAGACCGTACAGCGAGTTCATCAAGGCCTTCCAGGCCCCCACCCCCCAGGAGGAGCCCTGCGAGCAGTTGAGCCTTATATAATCCCCACCAGCCATGAGCGGGACGCGAAAGCGCCCCGCTTTTTTTGCGCCCAAAAATCAAAAGAAAGGAGCGAAAGTATGGAAACCAAGATCATTAAACTGGCGGACATTAAGCCCGCCCCCTACAATCCCAGGGTGGAACTGACAGAGAAGGATCAGGAGTGGAAAGCTCTGAACGCCTCCATTGAGGAAAACGGCCTGGTGCTTCCCCTCATTGTGAACCTCCGGGACAATGTGCTGATCGGCGGCCACCAGAGGCTCAATGTTCTTCTGGCCGCTGGTGAAACCGAGACTTGCGCCGTGGTGGTGGATATGGATGAGGCCCAGGCAAAGGCCCTCTGTACCGCCCTCAATAAGCTGGACGGCGAGTGGGACAACGGGCGGGTGGCTGATCTTCTCCAGGAGCTCATTGAGGCGGGGGAGGGACTGACCTCCACCGGCTTCACCAAGGGGGAGCTCTCCGATCTCCTCGGAGAGATCGGAGAGGAGCTGGGCGAGGACGATCCTCCCTCCCTGGGGAAGAAGGAGGACGACGGGGCCGGGATCAAGTGCCTGGTCGGCGACTTCTCCTTCAAGCTCACCGAAGAGGAGTTTGAAGACCTCATCGCCGACGCCCGGGAGGACGTGGGCTTCACCCAAGAGCTTGTATGCGCGGAGCTGAAAAGGAGGCTTTTCCATGAAGTTTGAGACTAAATTCCAGGTTCTGCGGCTGGCAGACCTTAAAAGCCCCCCTTATAATCCCCGCGTCCCCATTGAGCCGAACACCCCGGAGTATGACGCCCTCCGCCGGAGCCTGGAGGGCCACGGCTTTGTAGAGCCCCTGGTGGTGAACCTCCACAATATGCGGTGCATCGGGGGCAATCAGCGCGTGGCCGTCCTCATGGACATGGGAGTGGAGGAAGTTCTCTGCTCTGTGATCGACCAGCCGGATGAAGCCCAGGAGAAAAAGCTCTGTCTGGCCCTGAACCGCATTGAAGGCTGCTGGGACACGGAGAAGCTGGGCGATCTGCTCAGAGACGATGACGTTCTCCAGTTTGAGACGGGCTTTGATGTCGATGAGGTGGCGGTCTACCGCCTCCTGGAGGACACCGAGGAGCCGGACGATGATCCCATGACGAACCCCGGCGATCCTCCCGGTGCCGATGACGGCGAGGATCAGGAGGCCGATGACGGCGAGGAGGGGGAGGAGGATGACCCCGGAGCCGCGGATGATGAGCCCCCGGAGATGGGGAGCACCGTTGTTAGGATCGGACATCTTCACTTCAAGGTGGCGGTATCTGAGTACAAGGGCCTGGTCGAGAGCATCCGGGATGACGGGATCTTCGATGAGGCTGAGATCGCCAAGGAAATGAAACGGAGGTTGTTGAGCCGTGATTAAGCTGGTTCCCATTAACGCCGTGAAGGCGTCGGAGTACAACCCCCGCCGGAATGATGAGAAGCGGCTCGCCCTCACGGAGCTGTCCCTCCGCAAGCTGGGCTTCCTCCTTCCCATTTACGCCGATGAAACCGGGGAAATCCTGAGTGGACATCAACGCCACCTGGTAGCCCAGCGGATGGGCTTCACCCAGATCCCCGTCGAGTTCGTGAGCGGGAAGACCCTGGGGGAGCGGCGGGCGGTCAACGTCCTGTTCAACCGGGCCACGAATGACCTCCAGAAACAGGACACCTGCGAGAAGATCAAGCGCCGCCTCTACGATCTGGACATCTCCGGCCTGACCGCCGAGCTCCCGGACATCGAGCCGGGGAGCCCGGAATCCTACCCCTGCGTCCACGCCCTCCGGCGGATGGACACCGTTCTTCTGGCGAAGGCGAATCACCGGGCCTTTGATACCCACATCAAACAGCTCGCCAAGTCCCTTGAGCGGAAGATCGGAAGCACCATGCCTATTGTGATCGGGGAGGGGAAGAACGTCATCAACGGGATTGGACGCCTCCAGGTGGCCGCTGAGGCTGGCCGGAAGGTCGTTCCCTGCGTTCAGATCAGCAAGGAGAAGGAGGCCTTCGCCTCTGCCATGCTGAATCTCCTCTCCATGGACTTTGACATGAAAGCCGCCTACGCCGACGATCTCCGCTTCAATAGCTTCATGCGGGAGCGGAACACCAGAGAAACGGACGCCGACGGCAACGCCGCCCTGGGGGACGGCTTCTTCAAGGGGATCTTCCCCAAGAATTGCGGGCGTGACTTCTGCATCCTCCAGGGCGCGGCCCTGGAAGCCTGGAAGCGGGCCTATGGCGTGAGCGTCGTAGACTTCGGAGCCGGGAAACTCAGTAACACCCGCACCCTCCGCAAGGCCGGAATCCACGTTTCGGCCTTTGAGCCCTATTTCGTGACGGCGGGGGAGAAGGTACACAAGGAAAAGAGCCTGGAGCTGGCCCGCCAGTTCCTCGATGAGGTGGAGGCCGGGACGCTCTTCTCCAGCGTGTTCATCTCCAGCGTCTTCAACAGCGTTCCCTTTTTGGAGGATCGGAAGCAGATCGCGGTGATCGCCGCCGCGCTGTGCTACCCCTCCGGGAAGGTCGTCTGCTGGTGTCAGAGCGACAAGGCCCCGCAGTTCGTGAACACCAAGAAGAAATACCTCACCGCCGAAAAGACCCTCACCTTTGACCTCGACTATGAGCCTAACACCATCCTGGGCGATCTCGGAGCCCACCCGAAGGTACAGAAGGGCCACACCGAGGCGGAGATGAGGGAGATATTCGCCCCGTGCTTCAACCAGGTCATCCGCCTGGAGCTCATCAGCAAGTTTTGGTACATGGAGGTAGGAAAGCCGATCCTCGATCCCGCCGCCCTGGCCCAGGCGCTCGACTTTGAGTTCGAGCTCCCGTACCCGGACGGAACCACCATGGGCCTGTCTCATCGGGCCCGTGAAGCCTTCGAGCACCGCCTCGGCCTTAAACTGCCTCCGCCCGTGAAAAAGGAGGAAACAGTATGAAGACCGACAACGTAAGACCCGGCGAGAAGTGGGAGTTCAACGAGGACGTGGCCGCTTGCTTCGCCAATATGCTTGAGAGAAGCATCCCAGACTACAAATCCATGCGAGCCCTCACCTACAAGATCGGGGAACAGTTCGTACAGCCTGATACCCTCATCGTGGATGTTGGGTGCTCTACCGGGCTGGCCGTGGAGCCTTTTGTGGAGAAGTTCGGCACGACCAACGACTTCCTCCTCATCGACAATGCCCCGGCCATGGTGAAGGCCTGCCGGGAGAGGTTCAAGGAGACGATGGGCGTGATCGTGGAGGAAGGGAACCTCTGGGAGCACCTTCCCCTCCAGGAGCCCGCGAGCCTGGTTCTCTCCATCCTGACCCTCCAGTTTACCCCCACCGCCTACCGGCAACAGCTCATCCAGCACATTTACGACGGCCTCGCCCCCGGTGGGGCCTTTGTCTTTGTGGAAAAAATTGTAAGTGAAGACATGGATGACCTCATGGTTGATCTGTACTACCAGATGAAGCGGGAGAACGGGTACACCCAGGAGGCCATCATGGAGAAGCGCCGGAGCCTTGAGAACGTCCTTTCGCCCCTCAAGCCGGGGTGGAATGTGGACATGATGAAGGCGGCGGGCTTCAAGAAGGTCGCTATGTTCTGGCGCTGTCTGAATTTCTGCGGGTGGGTAGCCGTGAAATGAGCGGAGCCTTCCCCCGGTAAAGGAGGGTAGACCAAAATGCCAAAACGTAGTGACACCAAGCCGTGGGAACAGCAACCGGGCGAGAGTGCGAAGGCGTTTGAGGCGTTCAAGGTCTACCTTGACATGGGCTCTGAGCGTAGCATCCGGGCCGTTGGTGAGGAGTTAGGCAAGAGTTCAACGCTAATGGCGAGGTGGAGCTCAACCCACGGATGGGTCGAAAGGGTAGCCGCCTATGAGGCAGATCTCCAGCGCCAAGCCCACGCTGAGGCCGTCAAATCTGCCCGGAGAATGGCTGACCGCCACATCAAGCTCGCCCTCCAGCTCCAGGAAAAGGCCATCCAGGCCCTTTCCAAAATGAAGCCGGAGGAGCTTGACCCCAAGAACCTGATCGCCTTCGTCCGGGAGGCTACCAAGCTGGAGCGGGAGAACAGGACAGATATTGTCCAGACCACCGATCCCAGCAAGGGCGAGGCCGCCGGTCAGGGTTCCCTTGCGGATGTCATCACTCAGGCCTGGGAAAGGAGGCAGAATCAGGATGAGCCTGACAACTGACGCCATCCTCTATTACGCCGACAACCCCGTGGATTTTGTGGAGGACATCATAAGGGCCAAGCCCGACGCCAACCAGAAGGCCATCCTCAATAGCGTAGCCCAATACCCCATGACTACCGTTAGATCGGGACACGGCATAGGGAAGAGCGCGGTAGAGAGCTGGGCCGCGATCTGGTTCCTGAGCACCAGGCCCTTCCCGAAGATCCCTTGTACCGCACCCACCCAACACCAGCTATGGGACATCCTGTGGGCTGAGATCGCCAAGTGGCTGAGAAGCAACCCGGCCCTGGCCCAGGAGCTCATCTGGACGAAGGAAAAGGTCTATATGAGGGGCCATCAAGAAGAGTGGTTCGCGGTAGGACGGACGGCAAGCAAGCCCGACGCCCTCCAGGGATTCCATGCCGATCACGTTCTCTACATCATTGATGAGGCGTCCGGCGTCAAGGATGAGATTTTCGAGCCTGTCCTCGGCGCTCTGTCCACCAAGGGGGCAAAGCTCCTTATGTGCGGCAACCCCACCAAGATCACCGGGTTCTTCTATGACAGCCATCACAAGAACCGGGACATCTACAACGCCATCCACGTTGACGGGCGGGACAGTAGCCGGGTGGATCAGGACTTCATCGACAAGATCATTGATATGTTCGGCGAGGACAGCGACGTTTTTCGCGTCCGCGTCTCCGGGGAGTTCCCCAGGGCACTTCCTGACAGCTTCATCCACATGGAATGGGCAGAGCGGGCCAGCAAGGCCGATCCGCCGGTCATCGAGCGCGTGACCCGTGTAGACCTGGGCGTGGATGTGGCCCGGTACGGTGATGACAGCTCTGTGATCTCCCCGGTGCTGGACAAGAAGCTCCAGGAGGAGCCGGACATCTACCACCACAACGACACCATGGAGCTGACAGGTAAGACCGTCCAGGCCATCCAGAGGTACGCTGTGAAGCACCCCTGGGCCTCCATCCATGTGAAGATCGACTGTGACGGCCTGGGCGTCGGCGTCTATGACCGTCTGGCAGAGCTTAAAGACCAAATCCTGGAGGAGGAGAACGCCCGCCGGGAGCGCGTCTACGGGGACATGGACAAGGATGAGCGCCCACCCGATCTTGACCTTGAGATCGTGGAGTGCCATTTCGGAGGCGAGGGCGGAACCATCAACGACGATGACCCCATAGGCTACCAGACCAGCACCGGCCTTATGTGGGGCACCGTCCGGGAGGCCCTGCGTACCCAGAGTATCAAGCTGTGGTATGACGATAAGCAGATCAGCCAGCTTTCCAACCGCAAGTACAGCGTGAACAGCGCGGGCAAGATCGAGCTGGAGAAGAAGGAGGCCATGAAGAAGCGCGGCCTCTCCTCTCCTGATATGGGCGACGCCCTGGCCCTTGCCCTCTTCGACCCGCTGGTGAGCGACTGGAGCCTGGACTAATTGGAGGATCACACCATGAAAAGCAAGAATACCTACCTTGTGTCGGCGGATGGGTGGCCGACCAAGTACATCACCACGGCCTCCACTGTCAAGGAGGCGCGGCTCATCTGGAAGGAGAAGACCGGCGGCCCTGCTGAGGCCGCCGTTGTTGTCCAGGTGTGCGGGAAGAAACCCAAGCGGAGAGGGGGCGCGTGACCGTGGCCTTCTGGAATCGCGGCGGAAGGGCCAGTGACGCCTATCGCGGGGACAGCTCCATGTTGCCCCGCTGGTCTATGCCGCCGGAGCGGAATACCGAGGACTGGATCAAGGCCTATCGGACAAATCCGAGAATGGCGGTGATCGCCCGTATTGCCTCCGATCTGTCCTTTGCCACCGGCAAGCTGTATCGTATCTCCAAGGAAGGGGAGGAGGTGGAGGTGACCGCTCACCCCTTCCTCGACTTCTGGGCCAACCCGAACCCGCTCCATGAGATGAGCAACGCGGCCCTATGGAATCTCTTTGAGATTTACCTTGCCCTCAAGGGCGAAGGGTATTTCATCGTTGAAAAGGACGCCCTGGGGGTGCCCGTGGAGTTCTGGCCGGTTCCCACCCATTGGGTGCAGATGACCCCGTACCTCGACCACCCGTTCTACACTGTCAGGCTCACCAACGGACAGCTCATGGAAGTCTCCGTTGACGATATGTTCGTGATGAAGGACTTGAACCCTCTCGATCCCTTCAAGCGGGGCCTGGGCCAAGCGGAGCCGTTGGCGGATGAGATTGAAACCGATGAGTACGCGGCAAAGTTCCAGAAGCGGTTTTTCTTCAATGACGCCACCCCGAACCTCATTATCGGTATGCCCAAGAGCACGGATGAGCAGAGGAAGCGGTTTCGGGCGGAGTGGTTGGAGAGGTTCAAGGGCGTCTTTGCCTCCCACGGTTTAGCCACCGTGAACGGGGAAATCACCATCAACAAGGTCGGCGAGAGCATGAAGGATCTGGACATGGTGAATGGCAGAACCTTCTTGAGGAACGCCGTCCTTGAGCACTTCGGCGTACCCCGTGAGATCATGGGCATTACCGAGAGCTCCAACCGGGCCACCTCCGAGGCGGCTCAGTTCATCTATGCCCAGAATGTCCTTATGCCGAGGTTGCACCGCCGGGAGGAGGCCATCAATCACCAGATTATCCCCTTCTTTGGTGCTGATCTGGTATGGCGCTATGACGACATCGTTCCCCGGAATCAGGAGTTCGACAAGGCCGTGGGTATCGACGGCTGGAACGCGGGCCTCCTCACAAAGAACGAGGCCCGCGAGAAGCTGGGCATGGCCCCGGCGAAGGTGGGCGGGGACGTCTACAAGACGCAGTTCTCCGACATCTTCGTGAGGGAGGACGATGATCCGGCGGCAATCAGCACCGCCGCCGCCAACCTCCAGTATTTGGAGGGCGCTCCTCCCCTGGAAACGGGCGGAGAACAGGACATCGAGATCACAGATAGCGGAATACCCCTGGGCGAAGAAAGCGGCTCAGAGGGGACGGGAGAGGGCTCAGAGGCCCTTGAGATCGTCCCTTCTAAAGGCCTGACCCGCCGGGAGGCCAAGGACATTCACATCCAGGCCGCCCAACAGGCCCTCATGGAGGCCGAAAGAGCCCAGACCCAACGCTTTGAGGTGGCTACCATGAAGTACCTCCGGGAACAGAGCCGACGGGTATCTGACGCCCTCAGCGGGACTACAAAGGATGAGCGGAGCGTGTGGGACATTCTCATGGCCTCCATCCCCGGCTATGACGCTGTGGGGGAGGAGGCGGCAGAGCTGAACGCCGCCGCCTGGGCCGCCATCTCCGAGGCTGACCGCGCCCTCCTGGTGGGAGGCTTCACGGCTGGCCTCATCGACTGGCCCCAGGAAGAGACTGTCCTCCTGAGCATCTTCGACCCTCTGTGGAAGGAGAGCTACGCCAAGGGGGCCGGGGTATCTGCCAAGCTCTACAACATCCCCAACGTCCAGCGCCCGGAGCTGATAAGCACGGCCAAGCTCAGGGGCGGGGCCCGGATCAAGGGGATCACCCAGACCACGAAGAAGGCCATCTCCGACATCGTGGCTGCTGGCCTGGAACATGGGGACAGCAGGGCTACCATCGCCAAGCAGATTGAACAGGAGATGCAGACCTCCAGCTCCCGCGCCCGCGTCATCGCCACTCAGGAGTGCAACACCAGCCTTCTGACGGGGCACTACGACATGATGAAGAAGGCCGGGGCCGCATGGAAGACCTGGCACGTCTCCAGCATGGACGCCGCCCGCCCCAGCCACAAGGCGCTGAACGGGGTTCGCGTTCCTATCGACGCCAAGTTCCCCAACGGCCTGATGAGGCCCTGCGATCCCGACTGTACCGACCCGGAAGAGGTCATCAACTGCCATTGTTTCCTGACATTCGACAAATAGGAGGACAGAACCATGGAATTTACCCTGGAACAGGCGAGGGCCGCCGCTGAGAAGGCGGGGTTCGACCTGGCGGCGGAGGGCTTTGACATCAAGGCCCTGGCGGCTGGTATGAACGCCGAGCTTGAGCACGGCCTCGCCAATCCCGATACCGACGTGACCGGCAACGATCCCATTCTGACGGCGAAGATTGCGGTAGCCCACCTCCGCAAGTCGCCGTTTTATTATGCCTCCGGCAAGGGGCTCAAGTCCTGGGAGGCCTCTCTTGCCCGTGGCGTAAAGACGCAGAGCACGAAGACCGAGCGAAAGACCCTCTCCTTCAAGACCCAGGACTTTGATGAGGAGGAGGGCATTTTCAGCGGCTACGCCGCCGTTTACGGCAACGTGGACAGTGGCGGCGATGTTATTGAACCCGGTGCCTTCACGAAGACAATCGCCGAAGGCTGGGAGCGAGTGAAGATCCTCGCGCTTCATAACGACTGCTGGCTTCCCATTGGCCGCCCGTTGGAACTCCGGGAAGACAGCAACGGCCTTTTCATTAAGGCCAAAATCAGCGACACTTCGATGGGGCGCGACATCAAAGTGTTGTTGAAGGATGGGGTTCTCACTGAACTGTCCATCGGCTATGACCCCGTAGTGTTCGACTACGACAGCGACACAGGGGTTCGCCACCTCCGTGAAATCAAGCTGTGGGAGGTTTCCGTCGTCACCTGGGCCATGAACCCGGAGGCGACGATCTCCGACTACCGCTACGCCCATCTGTTTCCCACAAGGCAGACAGAAATGGCGGACAAGCTGGACTTTGAAAGGATGGGGACGTAACCATGTCGCTGAAAAACCGAGACAACAAAAATCGCTGGAGGAACAAGACCGTGGCCTTCCGGGTATCCCCGGAGGAAGATGAACAAATCGAGGCCGCTGTGCGGCTCTCCGGCCTGACAAAGCAGGACTACATCACAAGACGCCTCCTGTGCCGGGACGTAGTGGTACAGGGTAATCCCAAGGTCTACAAGGCCCTGCGTGACCAACTTGCCGCCGTTCTGGACGAACTGCGGCGGGCCGAGGACGGGGCTGGCGTGGACGATGAACTGCTGGACACCATTCAGATGATCGCCGCTATCATGGGCGGCATGAAGGAGGTTTGATAGATTGATGGATTCCAAGGAAACGAAAAGGACTGTCCCGGTTCCGTCTGTTGGCGCAGACGGGGAACAGCCCATTTCACAAACACCTACCGCAAGTATAACAGAGGAAACGACAGAAAACAATCCCCCTGAAAAAAATTATGCGGAACTGCTGCGGAAAATGCAGCGCATGAACGACCCGGCGTATCTCCCCACGATTTCCATGAACGAGTTGTACGAGAACGTCTATCAGAGCAGACCGCCCGTCATTGACGGTCTGCTCTATCCGGGGACGTACCTCTTTGCGGGAGCACCCAAGGTAGGCAAGTCGTTCCTGATGGCCCAGCTTGCCTACCACGTCAGCATGGGCCTCCCCCTGTGGGACTATCCCGTTCACAAGGGGACTGTCCTCTATCTGGCGCTGGAGGACGATCACCGCCGCTTGCAGGAGCGGCTTTACCGGATGTTCGGCATGGACGGCACCAACGACCTTCTCTTTTCCATCTGCGCCAAGCAGGTCGGCAGCGGACTGGAGGAACAGCTAAAGAGATTTGTCCAGGAACACCCTGACACCAAGCTGATTATCATTGACACCCTCCAGAAAATCCGGGAGGCTGGCGGGGATAAGTACAGCTACGCCAACGATTATGAGGTGGTGGGAAAGCTGAAACACCTCGCTGACGCTTGCGGCGTCTGTCTCCTGCTGGTACATCACACTCGCAAACAGCAGGCCGACGACAAGTTTGATATGATCTCTGGCACCAACGGCCTGTCGGGGGCGGCGGATGGGGCCTTTCTTCTTCAGAAGGAGAAGCGGACAGACGACACCGCCACCCTGGATGTGGTAGGACGTGACCAGCAAGACCAGCGGCTCTATCTCACCAAGGACAAGGAACACCTAACATGGACACTGGAGCGGATGGAAACGGAGTTGTGGGTAGAACCCCCCGACCCGGTGCTGGAGGCCGTAGCCGCTTTTATTACGGCGGAGAGGCCGTCCTGGAGCGGTACAGCCACGGAGTTGGCAGCGGTCCTGCAAGTGGATATGAAGCCTAACGCCTTGGCTATGCGGCTGAATGTCCGGGCTGGGAAACTGGCGACGGAGTATCATATCCGTTATGAGAACACTCGTACCCACGCCGGGAGAAGCATCAGCCTGACGCTGGAGCCTCCCCAGGCGTGACGACCGTGACAGCTGTGACGGCTTTTTTGAGAGCGGGGGCGGTGTCTAAAACATCGTCACGGTCGTCACGGCTGTCACGGGGGAGCGGGGTCAAATGTCAAGGGGGCATACCTGCGGGTGGAGATTGCCGCAAGGCAATACAACCCGAACCCCTTGATATTTGGCCCACGGAGGACACTTGCCGGGTGGTGGAAAGGCTGTGCCTTTCCACCTGCCCAACGGCGAGTGGAAAAGTTTAGGCGGGGTGCAGGGCGCCCTTTTCAAAGGGCGGCCCTGCTGGGGGAGGCAACCGCAGTTGCCGGGGGCAAAGCCCCTGCACCCCCTCGGAGAGCCCACGGCACTTTCGCACCAACGGGGCGAAAGTGTCATAGTGGGTTATTACACTTCCCGCAGGAAGTGCCTTCCCCGAACCCCCGTCCATTTTCAACAACCAAACATCTGAAATGGGAGGATTTTTGCCTATGGCGAGAGGCGACGGCATTGACCGCACCAACGCAAGAAATATGAGGCTGACCGCTGCTAAAATCGGCAACACCCAGCAGCACAACGAACGCGAGAAGGATTCCTATGTCAACCAGGACATTGTACCAGAGCGGACGTCGCTCAATGTCCATTTCAAGGCCCCATCCGCAGGGTATCAGGAGATGTTCTCCCAAATGGAGGCCAATGGTGTAATCTCCACCCGTGGCATTAAGGCGGACGCATTTCGATACGGTGAGCTGGTCTTTGATGTCAACTCCGCCTACTTCTACAATCATGGCGGCTATGACTTCGCAAAACAATTTTACACCGACGCTTACAAAGCCGCAATCAAAATCGTAGGCGGAGAGCAGTATATTTTGTCGGCGGTCATGCATGCCGACGAGCGCAACCGGGCCATGTCCGAGGCGCTGGGGGAGGACGTGTACCACTACCACCTCCATGTGGTCTATATCCCGGTGGTGGAGAAGGAGATACGATGGACAAAGCGGTGCAAGGACAAATCCCTGGTGGGCAAGGTCAAAGAAACCGTTATGCAGGTCAGCATGAGCAAAAAGTGGGCGTCCCAGCCCGCAGTAGACGAGGCCACCGGGGAGCCATTACGAACAGCAAAGGGCAAGCCTGTTCTGAGAAAGTCGTACAGCGTCTTGCAGGATGATTTCTTTCAGCAGATGCGCTCCGCTGGCTACACGGACTTGGAGCGTGGAGAGCGTGGCAGTTCCGAGGAACATCTGACGGTCACGCAGTTCAAGGTGAAGTGTGAACAGGAGCGGTTGGCACAGCTTCAGGAGGCGGCTGTGCTGGCCCAGGCCGAGGTTGACCGAAAGAACAGGGAGGCGGCAGCTGCCGAGAAGAAAGCGGCCCAAGCCAAGGCCAAACTAAACGATGTGGCCCCCATGCTGAAAGGCATGGAGAAGCTGGCGGAGGAATTTTCCAGCGACCCGGAACAGGTCTTGCCAGAAGCGGGACCGCTGGAATCGGCCAGGGCCTACCGGGAGAAAAAGGCCAAGCCCTTATGGGCGAAGATCGTCAAGGTGCTGCGGTCTGTCTACCGGGCCTACTGCGACCTCAAATCCAAATTTGAGCGGCTGCAAGCGGACTATGGCCGGGAGGTCAGCAAAAATAGTTCCCTGTCAGAAAGGATTTACGAGGTCTGCGCCGAGCGAGACAGCCTAAAGGGAAAGGTCAGAGACTATGAGCGGGTCAGGCGGGCCATTGGCACGGAACAGGCGGACAGAATATTAGAGGCCGCTTACCAGCAGGAACAGG